CCCTAGCGAAAGTATTTGACGCATAACCGGGCCATTTCGTAATGTTATCCGGAGGAGGAACATGATAGTAAAATGCAATATCATCCGCTCCCTTCCTCAGGTAAGCATTATAAACATAATCTGAAGTATCCAGATTTGTTCTAATATACGGGATCGAAATTGAATTCGCGTCAACCGTATAAGGTCCAGTTAATTGTGGTTGTGGCAAATACCACCATTCATAGCAACCCATAAGGGGAATTTGAAATTCTAAAACCCCCGTAAAAGAGGGATCTATGCGAACAGCGCCATTTGCGACATTTAACTCAATAGGTATTGATGGAGGCGTACCAGCGAATCCATCATTGTCTTTATCGCCTCCCATAACTATCTCAATAAACTCGAGAGGTTCGGCAGGGTCATTTCCTTTGATATCCATCTTGTGACATATAGATCCTTTAAAAAAAAGAAAAATATAAGCGGATGAATCAAAATTTGCCATAGTCACCAGAGTACCTGATGATGAATTGTACGTTGTTGCTCGAGGCAACGGGAATAAGACCGGAGTGGCACCTCCGTCCCCATCCCAATGGGTTGAAATCTCTTCATAATATTTTGCAATTTTCTTCCCAGCAAAATAATCTCCTGACGAAGTTTCACAAAAATATGCTTCCTCTTCTTTAGGAAAATCAGATAAAAACATCTGAGCTTCCGACTTCAATGCTGGTTGAGAAAACAAATCTGGTTTTGCTGATCTCAAACTAGAATACATCATATCTTTTCCTGCATGGACCCAAACCAGAGCATTAATTACTGGAGTAACATTTCCAACTCCAATAGGGGATTGAACTAACCTTGCAAAAAGCGAAGCATAGTTCTGTGCTGGCACTATTTCCGTAGTACGCATCCAAGGTTGATGATATAAATAAGGTATAACGAACGAAACTTTCGTAGTACCTCTTATTGTAACTATCCTAGCAACCTTATCTCCTATCGAAGTATCATCACTGTTAGCCCAAGCTAAGCCAAGTTGTACCCTGGCCGAAACTAAAGGACTCGCAATAAAAATAAACGTAACAACAAATGAACCTCTCCAAAATCGATAATACTGCGCGACCCACCACAACCTACTCCAAGATAACCCAGATGTTCCCATTGAAGGATTAAAAATTAACTGGTCACTAGTAGTCAACAAATAAGAACCCTTATAAGTAGGTATTCGAACAATATCCAAGATTTTATGCCCTGGGTAATCCGAACCTGTGGGATCCGTATGTGTTAAACGATGTACTGGTTCTTTTGCTGAAAGTTCTCCCCACATATCTGGAAAATTCCTTAAAGGTATAGGACAAGTCTGTCCCGGTTTCCCTTCCGTTGAAGTGGTTTTAGCATCTGAGAAATACTCTTGTGCATAATCTCCGATTGCCTGACCAATTCTAGTAGCCCCATAACTAAGTATGGCCATAGTAGCAGTATCAACTACTGATCCTCCTCCAAACTTAGATTGCGCTTCAATATGCTGAGCTTTAAAAGTTTCTGTTATGTTATTCGTGCAATAACCCTGTGTTTGTATATCTACCATACGAAAGTAAATTAATACATCCACAGAGTTAGGAATCGAAGTATCTAACCTTCCAACGGCAACTGGTACTGCCCAAGAAAAGCAAAACATATTCGAAAGAAACGCAATAACTTCTGCTGATTGTGTTGTAGTAGAATAAAAATCAATCAAGTTTATGAACTGAGCGGGAGATATCCAAGGGAGGTCAAGTATAACCTCATTTTGCTCGGATAAGTCCATCATCACACAATTTTCATGACTCAATATTCTCCTAGTTGTCCACTGTTGAAGGCCTGCAGCCTCGTTCCAGGGCGTATGGGAAAAACCAACTATTCCATACTGTTGTGGTACTGTTTTGGTCAACAATTTAACCTGAAATCCAAAACGTGCGAAAACAAATGTACTCAAGAGCCCTTGAACGGGGCCCGAATTCAAATAGTCCAAGCAAGTTGAATTATCATTATTTGCCGTAGCCGCTGACAAAGTCAGCGTCGACAAATATCTCCATCTACTCAAAGCCGCTATGGGCGTTTGCTGTTTATAAGGCGTATCATATAACTTAAATCCTGGTAGATTTAAATCATCCAATTTTACCTCATTAGTTTCAAACGTAACCAAATCAACTTCAGCAGTCAAACTCTCCTCATCTCCTCCTAACACAATATGTTCTGTTTCTGCAATCGATAATAAGCACTCCCCTCCGTCACAATCATTCAAAGGGGCTGCAATTTGGCAAGCCTGTATAGCACAGAAGCCCAAGTGGTGCCAACCAGATGAGCCTATCACGTACTAGGCATTTACTCAATTTACTGTTAGAGTTACAGTTTTCCGGTAGATTAACGTCCCCCGGGGGACAAAGCGTTAGGCAAACTATTGAGAATAACCAGAACAAAGACGTTCATAGTAATACTCATAAGTATGCCCTGTAAAATTCACATTACACAACGCGCAATATTCCTTGACTTTATTAGCCCAAGAATACCACTCGCCGCGTCCATAATAGGTCATTTCCATAGCTGCTACATCAATATTCTGTTGTAACTGCATGATATTCCCTAGGGATGTTTTGGTATCCCGTACCCACATAAGCATGCCTTTGATAGAAGCCTTATCTAGCGGAGCTAGACAAAAATATCCGTCAAAAACAAATTTACGCTTAAGAAACTCCACTTCATTGAAAGGGAGATGGTCCACTGTAACTGCTTCTTTCGAAGCTGTGGTATAACTCATCCCAAACAATTCCATAAATTCCTTAGCGAAGGATGTCATACTAATATGACCGCCATACTTAGCATTAACCAGCCAAGCATTATCATCTCCATAGAATAACTTCATAAAATCCCTGACCCAATCTGCATCTGCGAAACCGCATCCACAATCAGATCCACGACATTCAGCCTGTAATTTTATCCATATAATCTTGAACATGACAATATTCGTAAACGTATTTATAACGCCTGTCATAAAACCCCCTGAAGGGTTCATATAATCGAACCAATAATAATGCTTTCCAATCTGCATTATAGGTCCAATAGTAGACAAACAGGCGTATAAAACTTCACGTGCCTCCAAAGAACTTGGAGGATAACCATACTCTTTAAGAAAGCATAGTCCCATCAAATAAGCAAAAGCATACATGAGTCCTGTATCGAACCCACTAAAATCACCTCCGCCATTTAGTCCATCAACAATCTGTTGGAGACGTTTTCCCCACATCGACCAATCGAAACCATGGGGATTCGTGCCTATAGCACAATCCGTAAAATGTTTGTGCTCTTTAAGAAAGCACATAACGTCTCCTAAAACCATCTTAATCCATATCATCATCGCAAAATCACCTACGTGAAACATCCTAGTTTTACCCAGGCGCACACGCTCCAAATCACGCAACTCGTCCTTCAGACAAGCTACCGTAACCAATTTCGGTAATTTTCCTTCCCGAACAGCTTGAACAATTCTTTCAAGCTCCTCCAACAATATTGGACTAATCCATCGAGTATCATAGTTAATAACATCTCTACGCTTAAGCTTCTTCCCTTTCAAGAAAAAGCCTGGTGCCGTAGATAAATCAATAGGCTCTAAAATACCCGGAATACCAAAGATTACATCTTCGATAGTAAAGCGTCTAAAACGCCTTCTTGGAACTGTTGGGGGAGGTACGAACCCTTCCCACAACAACTCCGGATGTGCTGCAAAAAGACCAACTACCCAATTCGGTAGTGATCTTTTCGGCACTGCTGGCAATTTATCTTTTGCCATGTTCAATGGTTGAACAATTTCTCCCTCTCGATTTGTAAACGACTTCAATCGTGCTGGCGCATTCTCTAATTCATACAAAGGAGGAAGAGTATTTCCATCTCCTTGAAAGACACTTGGTTTAAGACAAGTTTCCTTCGGCATAAATGCAGGAGAAGGAGCCGAACCCATATAATGGGTTCCCAAAGGGTGATAAGCCCCATCCGACGTCAAAAACTCAGGGTTCTCAAACTGTTTTTCTAATTCTGGCGTTAAATAAACATCCTCCGGCAAAGGAGGATAATCATAAAACGATTGCGAATCTGAAAAATTAGGTCTGGGGGCCCAATTGTTTAACTGAAAATTCCATACAAATTCAAAATCATTCTGATATAATGGACACATAAATGCATCCTTTGAACTTGAACCTATATGAAACCCTTCAATATAAGATGTACCTGACGTAGGGTACAAATTTAGATAAGGTAATGAGCAATCCCCAGAATCACCACGTGCATTAAGCACCTGATAATAATGGTCGACCAATACCGAACCTCCTGGATAATCATTCTCCAGACTACGGGAATTCTGTGCGTAAGGAATTGTATCCTCCCCACGCACTACTACAACCGTAGATTTATCTCTTAACACGTGCCTATGCACCCTAGCAATTCCAGCTCTTGGGCACAAATGGTTTTTATCCATGGGCAACGCATTGAAGAGGGATTTTCGTGAAGTAAGTAAAACTGGATTAAAATACAAAAGACAAAGGTCACGAACACCATTTATCTTTCGGAACCCTCCCGGGTTCTCACAATCTTTGTCGAAAAAATCCAAGTGAATCTGAGCCTTATCCATCTTTACAGTGGGCAAATCCCCAATGCCTAAAATTTCAATACTCGAAAAATTCACTCCGAAACAACGAAAAAAATGCGCAACTCCAACTGCAACACTTCCATAAATAAACGTACACATAACCTCACGCGATCCTGACGAGTAATTAACTCTCAGCTTTACCACATTAAGTGCTGCTTTGTTTGCTTTACCTGAAACTTCATCTAAAAAAGATTGCGCATCACTCACTATATTAGCTTGTGAACTAACGCGCGTTTGAAAAGGATTCATCGATTCAACTCCTCCCCTATTATAGGGACCTTGGGAAACAACTCCCGGTTGAAACGGATTCATCATCTCTGGACGCCCCCTAGAATACTCAGATTGGGAACGAACTCCCTCCTTCGAATATTTAGATAACATTTGAGCATAGCTTCTTTGTACTGCCATGTTCAAATCCTCCTTAGTTGGTTCAAACTTCTCTTTCTCATAACTAGTTACTAACTTCCAAATAGCTGCGGACAAACCCGCAACCACAACTGATCCAATTGCAACATAAAGCCAAGTGCTTGAAGAATAAAATTCTTTCTTCAAACTCTCAAAGCCTGTGTAACATTTGATTAGCAACTCGTCAAATCCATCGATAATAGGTTTGTCGATAAATTTTATAGCTGATTGAACTTTAGAGAACTGATATATAATAACGGAATGTACTGACTTTTGACGGTCTTCCATCCTACTATATTTCAACTTAATCTCATCTAAAGTTCTACAATCTCTCTTTCCACTCATACAAACTGATGCCATCGTTAGCAACAACATTCCTAAATCAGAAGCCCAATAGTGTTCCCTACCAGGCTCAACCTCTTCAAAATTATCATCACATTGCGCTAAAACTTCCAAATATTTTCCATTTCTCCACCATCTAGGTATGGACGAAACATCTGGTAGCTGGTCCAAAAGACCAACTATATTCCTTTTAGCATACAAATAAGCATCGGTTTCCTTGGCTCCATCCAAAAACTGAAAAAAAATTTCAACTCTCTGACATTTATCAACATGCATCATCATCTTACGCAAACCACGAGAAAAGAACTTAATCTCCTCCCAGGATTCACACAAAGTGATGAATTTATCAAAATGATAAGAATATGAATGCGAAACGTACTCGCATTGATATAATCCCCTCGTTTGTTTCAACCTCTTAGCCCGCAAATCGGGCCAAGAAGTTAAGAAAATATTATCCACAGGGTGGTGGACATACCTCCTTCCTTGTACATCTGAAAATTCAGTCATAGCCCCAACTCCCACCGGAAAACCCGATGGAAGAAACTGCTTATTAGAAGCAACAGATACGGGAACCTTTGGGGGCTCAACCGCGTCTTCTTCAATTAACTCTCTAACAAACTTGAACATTTGTGCATTACTACGCTGACTCTCTTCTGTCATTGAAATAGTAGGTGTCATATCCAATCGTCTCCCAACTGAATAATCAACCCAAGGTTTTCTCTGTCCTTTATAATTGACTTTCTTTCTTTCAGCTGCTGCTCTCAATAATTCGTTTCTTGAAAACTCACCTAACTTAACCAAGTTGTCTCTTTTCTCATGATTCTTAAAACCACATGAAATGACATGCTCAGCCAAATAATTTTTCTCTTTATTTTCAAAATGTTGTTTGCAATACTTACAATCAACACTAGCTACTTCATTTTCAACAACAATTCCTAAAGAAACCATCAACTTTTCTACTTCTTCTAAATCAACAACGGATTCCATCGAATAATTTGGCGCATAATTCCCAGTGAACTGGACATTCTTTGCTTCATAAACCGATGGAAAATTAACTGAACTCCTTGGACGACTCTTCCTATGTATCAACTCTAATGTCATAACTTCGGCAACCTGATCAAATGTAAAACTGTACTTCTTATCAATCATAAATTGTTTATGATGTGGCCCCTCAGGCCATATCAACTTACCTCCGACTATACAAGCTGGATGCAATCCAAAATATCTCGATAAACCGAACCAAAACATTAACTTGAATAATCCTTGTTCACATCCTCCTTCCGATCCATCGGGAAAATTAACAAAAAACCTCCAAGCTTCATTTCTATTTGAGTAATCCTCAGCAATCTCATCTCCTCTAACAACTTCTAACGGAAAAGTTCTCCTCCTAACCAACGCCTCTGGGTTGGTTATTCCTATCTCTCCTAATCTTCCATCCGAAAAATTTGTAGTAATAACTAATAGCTCTGATCGAAAAAAAGATTTTCCTTTCTGTGCAAAGGCCATGTTCAAAGGGAACACGGTTTCTTCACAACAATTTAAAAACTCAATAGCTTCTACAGCTTTCATAGCCGGGTCATTATGCGTAAAAATCTCATTCATCGCACAACCCCAATTACCGTAGTAACCTTCCCAATATAACGAACCTTTTGTGCGTTCGTACATTTGGGACGGTTTCCATTCTGTGTAATCTTCTTTACCATATCTCTTCTGTAAATTCTGATAAACCGCATGGGGCAACATTTTCAATAATTCTGTCTTTCCTTGCCCAGGCTTTCCATAAAGCCACAAACTAACCGTTTCTATCCTACTCTTGAACATATCTGCCTGAGCAAGAGCCTCATCCCACAACATAGTGAGAGAAGTCTCCATCTGTAAATATTTAGTAGCTAGAGCCGTGTTACCGGCTCCAAACATCTTTTTCAAAGTATAACCGTCCGCCATAAGCTCTTGCAATTCCTTAGTAAACTTAGGATCTCGCAAAACCTTTTCACGAACATTTGGCACTTTAAAAAACTTCTCTAATCTCTCTAAATACTCTTCAAAAATTCTCAAGTCCTCTTTGGACGAAAATAAATGCTCATCAAATAATTTAAAATAAATCGCATCAATTGCTCCACTTAACATATCTGCTCCACTCTCAAAAAATGGAGCCCCTCGAAACATTAAATTAGCAATACCTCCTGCTGTAGCTACATAACGTGTGTCAAACAAACACAACACTATGCCGACAACTGCACCTAAAACAGTACCCATCATTCCAAATGACTGGGCCTCTATCTTAATAGTATTCATATCATCAATACGCGAAATAAGCGTAGACGGTACATCAAAACCATTAAACATCATCAATTTTATAAGTGCAATTTTAGCTAAAGAAAAAGTAACATCCAGGGTCTGAACCAGAGTCCAAATCCCGAATATAACCAATATCCAAACAATAATTGTAGGTACAACACTCTCTTGTCTATCTCCTGTCATTGAAGTCCAAACTCCTGAAATGGTATGTCTCATCGAAACAAAACACTCATGAAAATAATTAAATAAATTACTAACCATATCTGAATTCAAACTATCAACAACTGTCTTAAACGCATTTTCTATATGCGTCGGGAAATTATGTATAAAATCTGTTACTCCCGTAGAAAATCGTTCAAAAATTTGATCCCATACTGAATCAAGAACACCTGGTATTTTCTCTTTTACCTTGTCCATTCCTTCATCAATAAAATCATCTCTTTCTCTCTTTAATCCATTAAACATCTGAGCCTCACAATATCGAATCTCTCTTTTATAATCTTCCTGACTCTCTAATATCTCTCTCTCAATCTTCAATTCTTGGTCCGACTTAATAACTTTCATTTCTCTATGACCTTTTTCCGCCCAAACTTTATACTTCTGAAAAGTACGAGTTAAGGCAGAATCCTGATAATCCTGTCCTCCAAATGTCTTCCTAAATAACTCAAAATTCAATAAAAAATAAGGCAATGAATTTCCCAAACGGGGAACAACTTGTCCAAAAGACAAATCTTCATTGATTCTTGGTAAGGACGTACCTCTAAAGATACATCGATCCAAACACCTTAATCTTCTAATCTCATTTTCTTCTGATCTAGGACGACGAAACCATCCTAAATTAAACATCATAACAGTAAAATTGATAAAAGCATCTCGCAATGCTTCATACGAAAACTCTACTGGTTTTGATACCAAGAAGGGATACAAATGTCTCAACCTTCTTTCAGAATTCAACTTTGAAGAACCTCTCTTCAAATTAGGAAAATCATAAAAATTTCTTCTACTAGCAATATGCATACCCTCTTGGTACACATAAGGATCTGACAACTTCTCCTTTTGAAAAGAAGCTGCTTCTTTAATCTTCCGCATTTCCGAACGCGGTATCCTTTGCTTAAAATCTCTCTGAATCCTCCTCTGCTCTTTCTCATAATTATTAATTTCAAACATCTGAGCAGTACTATGAATACTTTCCTTCTCTTCTAACACATCACTATTTACCAACATAGGCAACAAGAAATCCTCATCTTGCGGATAAGGTAACTTATAATCCATTGTATTGCAATATTCCGATCTAGACTTAGTATATGGAGTAAAGGGTCTAATCAACTCTCTCTCAACAACAACTACTCTAAAAGGATTTTGTGCCTTAAAACAAATCTTGGCCCAAAATTGATAAACTAATAATGAATGGGCTCTGCAACGTCTCAACGCTGCATAATAAAACACTATAGTGTCAATAAATTTCAAATGATAAGGACGAATTGTCAAAACAAACTCATCAGCTAACGGAGCTGACGAAGTTGGATAACAAACAGTTGAATATAAATCCCAAAGGGACTTAACACTCAACCTCAAATCTTCACCAAAAGAAAGCAAATCACACATAACGAAATAACCGTCAGTAGACTTAGCAAACTTTTGTCCAAATAAAACTTCATTTGACAACTTATCTTCACGATACAACACAACAACACTCCTCAAAAACTTCCTGAAATTCTTGCCATTAGGATCAAAGTACAATTCCGTAAAAGGAATTGGTAGATCGGCAAGAAAAACAGTGTTATGAGATCCTAAAATAGATCTCCCGAAAGCATTGCAAGAATTAATCAAATCACTGTTATCGAATCTAACGCCTTCTACAGCGTCATGGGCCGACATTGGCATGGGTGACGGGTTTGGTTTTGTTTTTGGTATTTTCTTTTAAAACTAGCCCTCCTGGCTATGAAAACATAGTTTTCCTTTTCTAGTTAATTTTACTACGAACTACGACACTAAACTTGAATTAAAGAATTAAAATATATAAAGAGTTTGAATGAAACATTGCAGTACACCACAAGGGCTTAATACAATAGACGATACTAATTTGCCAAAAAGGCTCGATTCCTGGTTAACTACTCCAGGACCTTATTTGGGTCAAATTTTCAGGTAAAAATATTCCTAAACGAACAGAACAAAATAAATCCACAATAATTGGTAGGAGCGGGGTCACTTGGGGTCTTAATTCCAAGCACGCGTCTCCGGCGCATAAGGCTGAATCAATCTCGTAAAACGAATCGTTTGTAAACTAAATAGAGTTAAAGTTTCTTATAAAACATCCAAAATGGAGCTACCTAAATGGTAGCAAAGTAATAAAGAAACCTACAATACTGTAGAAACATTCCTAATTCAAACAAGAAATCTAAATATATATAAAACTTCTCAACAAGAGAAGATAACATAGAACACAACAAACAACAATAAATAAAATGAATTAAACGAAAAATTTCGTACGACCGATACTAACTAAAAGTTTTCTCAGGTACAAGAAACAGTAAATCAAATTAATGATAACTGCACTCGGGATGTAAAACACACAACAATATAAATATAAATAAAAGTTGACGGACACATGTCAATAATGCAAAAACAGAATAATTGGGGACCACACTAAATGTGGGCAAAAACTCATGTTTTCTATGAAGGGAACTTAATACTTCAACTAAAAGGGCGACTATAAATAAACAAATGCTAAATGATAAACAAAGCAAGCAAATGAATTAAATAATATCGTATCCTAAAAGGAGTAATGGGGAGAATAAATC